ACAGATAAGGTATCTCTCTGCGGGGGAGAAGGAGTCATCTTCCTTCTTCTTAGACTTCCACACTGTTAGCCACGCAGACGCACATCACACGCCAAGCAAAACTCAGCCCATGGATAGTAGCGGCGTTGATTGATGGGGTGATTGCAATCAAGAGTCGCAGCAGAGGCGTCATTCAATGTCCCTCTGATGAAATCAGACATCGTAAGTCCCTTTACTTCAGCGGCACGCTTCCATCGTTCCTTATCGGCCTCGGTGGCACGAATTAATACCTGTTTATCCGCAGGTCCATCCCCATCAGATGCCGTTGTTGCAACAGCCATGTCCTTCAGTGTCGTCTCTGCCTCTTTATCCATAGCAGCCTTGAGATTATCTTGAGGTTGGTACATAATAGAGTCTGCGAGATTCTTGAGTTCTACTTCTTCATTCATCTTGTTCTGTCTCCACGACTTCAGCGTCTACGATTTCCCCTTGTCCGAGGATTGCTCTCACAGTATCAGACGGCAATACCCCCGAAGCACCCATAATCTCAAGAAGTTGTCTAGCCTCTCCTTCTGCATCAAATTCAGACAGTGCCCTAGCAGTGCTTGCTTCGCCAGCAAGGGTCGCCTTGATTGGGTTCATGTCACGGATATCCATATTGACATTCACCGTGTTCTGCTCCATGCCTAGGAGTTTGGAACGCCTGTCCATAATAGAGAGAACCTGTTGGATTGCCTTTAAATCTGGTTCAACGGCAACTTCAGTCCCGTCGTCCATGGTCACCTTGCGATGCTGGGTCATCGGCCAAATAGCCTGTTGTAGGTTGTCTAGCCTCTCTAGTTCCATACGAAGAACTTCGGGATACGCCAGTAGTGCTTCGCTGTTGAGTTTAGAGAGTTGCCTCTGTACAGCCCTGTTTACAACACTTGATGTGATACCAAAGCGTCTCGCTATTTCAGTAGTTGAAACACCCGCCTGACGCATCTTGAAGATACGAAGGTCACGTTCGGCAAGGAACTCCCTTGACACCGCCTTGTTGTTTCTATCATCGCTCATATGGAAACCTTCATGAATTCCAAGACCTCAAACGGAAGCCTGCTGCCACGCTTCATTTTAGTAGGCCATTGACGCTCATCACGCGCACCTCTGAAGTGTTTTACATCGTAGACATATTGTCCCACAGCAGAAGGGTCTGGTGTCAGACTGATGCCGAACTCTGGCCACCGGGACCACACAGCACTGCCAAACGGACGGAGGTCACGAGTAGACATTGTTGTTCCAAGAGGGGCATGATGCTCCAACCAGAGGGCGCACTGATACGTGGTGCGAATATCGTCTAGGTATTTCGCCACTTCCACAGCGATTGCTTCTGATGTGCGACCACCTGGGTCTACGAAAGACTTGTAGAGAGGACCCATAACAAGCAACTCAGGCTTTGACTCCTCAATCGCCCTCTCTAGCACCATCCTGTCGGTTGACGTTAGGAGGTTTAGACCGTTTGGTTTGATTAAAATCTGAGCATTAATGGGAGCGTTACTGTTGAGTCGTCTAACTTCCCCAATGATATTGCGAGATGTTTTTCTGATGATTCGTTCGGGGTTCTCAAGGTCAACAGTAAGCGTGCGTACTGGCTTCATTCGCTGATAAGTGAATGGGTGTATTCCCCCAGCGGAGCAGATTGCCACTTGTCGTGCGAGCATTGTTTTACCAACACCCTCAGCAGCAACAACGATAACACGTTCTCCTTTTTCAATCAAGCCTTCAATTACCCACTCGTATGTGTCTTTGTCAACTTCCCTAATGAAGTCCTCCCACACAACTAAGCGACCAAAGTCAACAGGGCGACCAGCACTTATGTTTGTAATGATTTGAGACGACTTGAGAACTATCTGCTCGGCAGTTAAGTCACTACGGGTTAGTAGTTCTGCAATCTTTGACTTCGCATCTGAGAATTGATTTGCCGGCGCGTCTTCAGCCCCGACCACTGCAGTCTCCGCCTGTTCTTGGACTTTTACTTCGGGTGTATCAAGCGGTGTTAAGTCAGAAAAAGTTAATCCACCTGCGAGATGGTCTGTAATGTCTTTGAACTTAGGCGACACCCATACCGCAACGTCACACTTAACTTTCATTAGTTCCTGTGCGACCATAAGTGCGTGCTCACGACCTGGCTCATCGTTGTCTGCAATGATGTCAACTGTTGCTCCAGCGAGAGCGCTTGTATGTATTGGTAACCACTTACCAGCACCATTGGGAGGAGTTGTTGCTATGTATCCCAACTCTGTAAGAGTGTCTGCGTCTTTCTCTCCCTCAACAATCCAAATTGGATGACCTGCTTTAACAGCCTTAAAAACCAATGGTAAGTTGTAAAGAACCTTTGGCGTGTCCTCTAGTTTGTAATCCCACTTACCGTTACCTACTGGTCGGCGTTGAAGAAACTTTTTCTTGTTGTCTTGATTGACGTAGCGACACTTCTGGAAAAGGAGAGTCCCGTCTGCGTCCGTGTAGTCGTATGCCTTTACGAGTGTGAGTTTGTCTTTTTCTTTCTCGCCCTGCTTGGGTGGAAACAAAGCAGCCATTGTTGTCCCCATCGCTTCGCAGATTTCTTTTGCGTTGCATGGACTACCACGATGACATGTAACAAGAATGTTGCCATTGCCGTCATCCTCGGAGATAGCCAGTGATGGGTTGTCGTCATCGTTACGACACGGACACCGTGCTTCCCATCCATTGGGAGTTTCTCTAACCCCATTGAGTTTACCCAAGAAGGCATCTGTGTGACTAAATGATGCTGTCGTCATTTGTCGTCTCCTTTATTGAATTTCCATTTGCATTACGCAGTCCGATGCCGGCGAAGTTGATGCGGCCATCGCGGGACAGCATGATGCTTTTCTTGGAACGCAAGTGAGCACGCTCTTCTTCGTTGAGTCCACCCCAAATACCCCAAGGCTCATGTCGTAGTGAGTATTCAAGACACTCTTTACTGACTTCACATACGTTGCAAATCTGTACAGCAATTTTAATATTTACACGGGCTTTGACTAGGTCTGCACGATTAAGTCCGTAAAGGTTGGGGAACCACCACTCAACTGGATGACCCTTACACGAACCATTATCCGGTGCTAACTCAAAGTTCCCCATGCGACCTCCTCAGGCTGACTGCCCCGCAATCCTACGTGCTTCGGACGCAGAAAGAAATACCCTGACGTTAATTATTTCTAGACGACCACCAGTGTCACGAACTACTACATCAACTGCTTCCGAAGAAACATTTAATCTCTTTGCAACAGCAGCACGAATAATTTGCACTTCTTGTTCTTCGTTGGAGAAATCTATGTCATCAACAATTGGCGGAGGCGACTGTGTTAAGGCAAGCATTTCTATTTGCTTTCCCTCTGCACGTAAACACCAAGCGCATGCAAGTTTCGGGGCTCTGGATGCACGGGGGCGTATCTCTATGTGACCGCACGATAGGATATGGCGGTACTCAATATTTCCCCAAGTTCCGACTTTTTGTATCTCTTTTATTAGCCTTCTCGGCGCTCGTCTATGTTCTGTTGAACCTGACATTTTTTCTTACCTAATGTTGTAATTTTTACGAATAAGGGGTAGAGTTAACTCCATGAAGAACCAAAAGACAACACATCCCCCTATCTACTTCGCAGTTCGTTCAGCAGTCCGCTTAATGTTTTGGGGCTGTGCTCTATCTGCTCTGACAATCGGAGTCGTTAAAGTTTCGGAAATGGGCGATAAACCCGAGTGCGATGTGCACCTTAACTTCAACTTCACATGGAACGCAGATGACTTTGCTTCGCTCAACCCTAACATGACACTCAATGACTGCCGTCACCCTGACGATGTCGTCCTCTCAATGGATGGGACATGGGATTGGTTTCAGGGGGAATAGAAAAGCCCACCCCTCAATGGGATGGGCTCTCTATCTTTGAGGCTATGTTCGGACACTGCCTCTAGGTTTTACCTAGAAAGGTTCATCCTCGGGTGCTTTTGCTGCTGCAGGAGCAGTGCGCTTCGGGGCTGAAGACTTGCCGGCATCGCCATCTTTGCGTGTCT